AACTGTATATGTAACTGTTGGCATAACTGTATTTCCTTTCGTTTGTGTAATAACTGATGACCGAAGTCATTGGACAGAAACCTGTCCCAATCTATTTAATAATCAAACCTACTACATACCTAACTACCTGCGCCCCTATGAATAAACTACAAAACAACAGGGCGATCCTGCTATACAAATCAAATCCTTGTAATACTTTCATCTTCTTCTCCCGCTAGTCGATACCGCATTATGTCGTTGCCCGTGCCATCTAAACCCCAGTCCCAAGCATCTGCCCTACGCACATAGCCCACGGGTCTATTAAAATCCCTTAGCCACACTACTAATTCAGGTGTGGTAAGGGTGCTATTTAGGCGGGCTATGTCGGGTATGGTGCCGTGTATTGGGTGGTCTCTTAAGTCGGTAAGGCGGTGCAAGTTACCCCAATCCACCCATGGACTCTCTTTCTTGAGCTTCTTGTATGCGACTATCGCACCGGTTTGCCTCGGAGAATCACCCCACCATAAGTGGGACACCCAATTACTACCTTTCTCTCCACTCCGCAAGACATACCTAACCCTATCTGTGCGTAGTAAGTGCTCAGGCTTTTCATCGGGTTGGGTTGTGGTATTTATTAGTGGGTGCAGGGGTGTGAACCCCTTGGGTATTTTGAAGCGTGGTTCTGTGGGTTCGGGTTCTCGGAAGACGGGTAGTCTTGGGTCTGTTGTTGGGGGTGGTGGGGCGTGCAAGCGTGGTACTACCCTATCTCGCATTTCTGCAATCATCTCTTCAACGCTCATATCCCTAACTGCCCTACCTACATACTGCCTTTCTTGCTCATACACATCTTCTAGTCCTTCTCTACTTTCACCATTAGGCATGGTTTATTTCCTCCTTTGTTAGTGGTTGTTTACTTAGCGGACAGGTTTCTGCCCGTATCGTATTCATTTAACTTCTCTACTCTCCTTTCTTTCATCAATCTATATTGCGTTTCTAAAACCGCCAAGTGGTCTAGGCGTGCTTGTTTGATTTGGGCTATTTGCTCGGGTGTATCTGCTTTTGTTTGCCGAGTCGTTTTTATGGGACAGGTTTCTGTCCGTCTGAAGTAGGCGTGGTATCTGTTCTTAGCTAGGTTTACTTCTTTATCTAGGGTGGTTTTTAGTGCTTCTCGTTCCTTACCCTTTTCCTTTTGCCACCTTTCTTTCATCACTCGCTTTCGCATATCGTTGATGTCCTTTCTTTTTTGGTGTATTAGTTGTTCCCCTAGGTAGGGGTTGATGCGTTTATTTGTTATCTTGTTGCGTAGTTCTTTGAGGGTGAGCTTAGCCCTCGGTTTGCGTTTGGGTTGGCATTGTTTGCACAAAGAGCTGATGACCGTAGTTCCTGTTTCAACCCGCCTGTTTAGGGCGTTTGAATATTCTTCTGCAGTCATGCGTCTTTTAAACTCAGCTCGCTCTCTTGTTTCCCCGCATTTCGCACAAGTTAGTTGTGCTTGCTTGGTTAGTTTTTTCATGTGGTTTGTTTCCGTTTTAATGAAGCAAGGGCAGGTTTCTGTCCCGTTTAGCCATAAAAGTCTACTAATGTCCAGTAATTATACCTATGTTGTCCACAGTAGTTGTCATGTGTTTGAGCCTTATACTACTACGCTTTTTCCTTATGCTGTCACAGATGTCTACGGATTTCCAGCAACTTAAGGACTAAGAAAGTAAGACACAAATAAACAGTCCCACTTATCTACCCTTATATATATATATTTAGAATTTAGTATTTATATATATAGGTGTGCTGGGAATGTGGTAGACGCACATAAACAAAAGGGTTGCGGGCGTCAAGGTAGTGTCCACCTGCGAGATAAAGTAGACAATTACCAAGTGCATTATTATGGTGCATAACGGGACAGAAACCTGTCCCAAACCCCTCTCATTACAGCCAGATGAAGCCACAAGAAGCTAACGCATCGGAGGTGATGACTACCCAGCCTGAGTCCTTGCCGTGCTTCTCAATGCGTTTACGCCACGCTGTTGTGGCTCGGGCTAAAGACTGATATGGCTTTCTTACTATCTCGCCTACTTCATCGCCTTTCTTTTGGCATACGACCCATACATTACTACGCTTACCTAGTGTGCCTTCGGCTAGGATCTGTTTGTATACAGCGCTTGGTTTGAGTGTGATTGATTTCATAGTAATTCTCCTTTGTAAAGGTTAACGACAGATTGGACTTGCTTGGTTGATAACTTGAGAGAGCGGGCAATCGCTAGGATTGTGTAGCCTTCCCAATACATTAGTGCTACCTCTTCTACTAATCGCTTCATGCCTGACATGGTTAGACTCCTTTGTGTTTAGGTAGGTTGATTACTGCATATACATCTTTGGTTGAAAGACTTAGTTGCCTTGCTATCGCTAGGACTGTGTAGCCGTCACGATATAGGGACATGATGTCCCATGCTTTGTTCTTGCCCTTGCTCATTCGTATTTCCCTTGTTTGTAGGTGTTGCGGTTAAAGGTCATAAACACCTCGCCCATAGTGATGGGCTTGTGGTAGTCAGGTTTGGGTTTGGTATCGGACAGAATCCTGTCCCGTTGTTGCCTGACCATTTGTCGCATGGCTAGTTGTTGCGCTTTGGTTAAGTGCATGGTTACTCCTTGATTAGACAGAAAATTAAACTGCGATGAAGCCTCGTTGCCACGCTTACTTGATAATCCGCATGAACTTGGCTTGCTCGGCTTTACTCAACTGCTCGAACAACTCGACTACCTTGTCAACTGTTACCTTGACTTGCTTGAATGACCCTGACTTCTCAGGTCTAACTATGTGACTACGGAACATCTCAGTCGCTGACTTGTATGCGAGTTGGTGCTCTCTCGTTCTCTCATCACGAGTTTGGGACAGAATCCTGTCCAAGACCTTATCGCTTGGATTACCTAGATAACCCGCAACAAAGTGTCGCACCCATTCGTGTCTCCAATCGGCTTGTGCCTCAGGGTCTTCCTTAATGTATTGCTTATGCCATACCTCTGACTCAGCCATACTCATTCGCTTGGCTACTCCCATGCCGTTAGCGAATACAGCGAATGTAATGTTTGCACCCTTTGGTGCTGTTTGATAAGTAAATGTTAATGCCATGATGTGTAACTCCAATATAAAAAGCCAAGCGTATCGGCTTGGCAACGAATGAATAGATGTTCTATCCATGTAAACAGTATAGCTTTAGGGTCTATTCCCCCCTTCGTAATGGCTATATGGCGACCCCACTATGGGGGTATCAACCCTGTTGGAGGGAGTGGTGACATGGTCACTAGATCATTGTTCCTTAACCGCACAGCTAAAAAATGTCAAATCTTGTATAAAATCAACAACTTACAGCAAAATTTTATTAAAAATTCATGCACTTCCATGTCTAATATTTGACCAAACATGTGACATCCCCAGTTTCCCAGTTGGTACCTACAGGCATAAAACATCTATACATATTGATACCCATATGTATAAAAAATTCCAAAAAATATACATGTCAAATGTTGCAGTGCAATAAAATGTGTAATAAACTACACAAACCGGGAAAAATGTTTCCCACAATTTACAAAGGACCTACCATGTACGATTTTTTTAAACCCCTCGAGCTAAACAAAACTTACCAGCAAACTGAGAAAGCAATTAAAGACGCATACCACTTTTGGCTAGACGTTACGATTGACACAATCAAGATGCTAAAAGCTAAGTAAAAAAAAAAACCCCCGGGGGTTTTAAGTCCGGGGGCCAAACCATCACAACAAAGGAGATTTGCGCATAGCTCAAACGAAGGAGGAAAAGCCACACGCAAAAGAATAGTAACATAAAAAACAAAAACGTTGTATACTTCCAACATTCGCTTACCCCAGCGCAACCAAGGAGGTAGTTAGTTTGCTTTTAGAGCATTTGGTCTCAGCCGTAGCTGCAGATTATGTACCAGAAATTGATTCTGGTGCGGACAACTTTACCCCCCTAGAAGACTTGACTGCCCCCCAAACATTGGGCGCGCAAAAACAAACAGTAGACTGGTTAAACCAATTCTCCTCCGAAGAGGAAGAAGCCCAGATCCTATCTAATGCCCAAGAACAACAAGTAGCCAACGCATTCGCTGCTTTAACAGCTGGCTCCCCTGACGCAAAAAACCAATTACTGAACTTACAAGTCCCTGAAGAAATCACAAACGCCGTGGCTATGGTCACTGGATACCAGTGGGAGTTTGTAAAACAGGCGAATGAGTTGCGTTCGATGAGCGTGGCAAAGATCGTCAAAGAAACCGACCACCCTGATGCCCGGATACGTCTAAAAGCGTTGGAGTTGCTAGGAAAAGTCACGGAAGTAGCCTTGTTTACCGAACGCGTAGAAGTAAACCAAAAAGAAATAAGCAATGAGGAACTCGAAAAGCGCATCAGAGAGAAACTATCCAAGTACATGGGTAAAGCAGACGTCATTGACGTAGAAGATATCGTCGAAACTAAGGTTGTTGCAGAAAAGCAACGGTATAAAGACGAATGAATCTAGACTTTCTAACTCCACAAGAGGCTCTCGCCGCGCAATTAGCGCTAAAAGACATGAGTTTGGAAGAGAAGGCGCTCTTTTTAGCGGATTTAGAAGAGCAAGAGCACCGCATGCACTTAAATCAGGCACAAAATAAGCCGCTGGAGTTCGCGAAAGCAGTATACCCAGGCTTTAAGATAGGGCCCCAGCACCGCAAACTAGCTAAAATCTTCCAGGATGTTGTGGAGGGGCGAAAAAAGCGCGTAATTATTAATATTGCACCACGTATGGGCAAATCAGAGTTTTCGTCCTACCTGTTTCCGGCATACTTTCTAGGTCAATACCCCGAGAAGAAAATCATTATGGCCACGCATACCGCGGGGCTCTCGGAAGACTTTGGACGGAGAGTGAGGAACTTAATTGACTCAGATGATTACAGAGCAGTCTTCCCAAACACGGTCGTTGCCGACGACCAAAAGGCTGCGGGTAAGTGGAGCACATCTGCTGGTGGGCAGTATTATGCTGCTGGTGTCGGGGGTGCCTTGGCAGGACGAGGCGCTGACTTGTTTGTTATTGATGACCCTCATTCTGAACAGGACATGAAAGCGAATTCAAGGCTAGCGTTTGATAACGCCTGGTCTTGGTTCCAAACTGGCCCACTACAACGTTTAATGCCGGGGGGTGCGATCATAGTAATTATGACTCGCTGGTCTTTGCTCGATTTAACTGGGCGGATCATTGACTACAATATAAAAAACCCGCACACGACCCCTTGGGAGATTGTAGAACTGCCCGCTATCCTTAACGAAGATACAGACGCAGAAAAATCCCTTTGGCCAGAACAATGGCCCCTCGAAACACTGAAAGCTACAAAGGCAGTACTAGATCCTCGTTATTGGAATGCCCAGTATATGC